TTTTATAAATGGAGACTGCAGATTACGCTTAAGGTTTATCCCAATAAAGCATTATCACAGGCACTCAGTGAATGCCTGCTGTAATGCCTTAGCTGTCGTCGTCTGGCTTAGCCACAGAACGACACGCGAACATACAGGCCTTTTGCATTTCGGTCTTTGCCATTGCGACCCAGCGGGGATCTGCGCCAGTCTCTTGGGCGGTATCAAGCAGACTGAGAAAATGGCGGCTTACACCTTTTAGCCGGTTCATAACTTCTATATCGCCTGGCGATAGTGTGCGGTAGCCTTTAACGGTGCTGCCGTCCTGCGGTTTTGCTTCGCTCATTGATTTACCTGTGTTTAGAAGGGCCAGCGTTACAACGCTTATTTGCGTAGCTATGTTATGCTTCAAAATAATTTGTAAGGAGGCTGACAATGCGAATAAATACCAAGTACAGACTTGGAATTCTGCTCTACCTTATGGTAGCAAATGCTGTCGCCCTTCCACTGGTTGCCCTGGTTTTAGATCTGTTGATTGGGGGTAGCCTTATTGATATATGGAAAGGTTCATATTCCTTTTCTGACCTGCTTAATCATCGCGAAGGGCTTTTTCTCATGATGTCAGGACTAGGTGCTGCCACAGGATTTGTCTACTGGCTCTTTTTTTACAGGAAATACCAGCATTACGACCCAATGGATAAATACTTTAAGTAGTTACTGGCATTGCCTGGCGATGTATTCCTGCAAATAACCAACCTGCTTTGTCACTATTTCGATTCGCTCTCTGAGGGTGAAATAATCCCGTTCAGCGGAGTCATTAAGTCGGGGGGAGGAAGCATCGCCCATGCCGCCGGTGCTGGTCGCTCCGCTCGCGGGACACTTGGCGTTGATGCGCAACCCGCACTTACCATCACGAACGCAACGCTGCAAATCATCAAGCTGCTTTTTCGCATCGGCTAATTCCTGTGTATATTTGGTATCCAGTGCTGCGACGTCGCGCTGGCGCACCTGCATGTCGTTAATGGTCGCGTTCGCCAGCTTCAGGCTTTGCTCGGCATCAGCAGCGCGTTTTTTCGCATCGACGATTTGTCCGAGCAGAACATAAGTAATCAGGACAGATAAGAGCAGTTCAATGCCGATAATCAGCCAGGCTTTCAGTGTCATTTGTCCAGTCCCCAGCATGCCAGCGCACTTTCCTGGTCACGTCGCTCTACCTGACCGTAACAGCCGTTCTTCTGGCCTTTCGTTAAGCGACAGTCTTTGCCACCGTCACGTATCCACCATCGGATGGACTCACATGCACCTTTGCGATCACCAGAGTTGATGCGCTGATAGAACGTCGAAGGGAAGCATTTACCCGGACCGATGTTATACGGACAGAAAGACGCGATGCCGGCCTTCTGTGGCTCAGTCAGTGGAACGCGGATATTTCTTTCCACCCATGCAAGCGCTTTATTGCGCTCAATTGCATTCACCTGGTCGCATTTAGCCTGGGTTAATCTCATACCCTGACGCACCTGCTTTCCATCCACCAGCGTGGCACCACGGCAAATTGTCCATATTCCTGAACCGTCACGATAGGCGGTAAGGCTGTTACCTTCTTTCTCGTTCAGGAACTGATCGAGGATTACTGAGGCAGACGCACCAGCCAGAATAAGGCCAAGCACAGCGGCGCTAAGTTTATTTCGCGATGCCATGCTATTGCTCCTGTGGCTGGATTGCCGCGTCAATTTCTTTCGTAACTTTTACCGCCTCAGAAATATTTGATACATCTCCCCGGGCGTAAGCGGCTTTGAGTATTTCAGTTCGCTTTCGGTCTTCCTCAATGGCTGCTTTATTTTTCCTGTCGTTTGACCGGTAGGTCAGCCATGCAAACAACGCAGAGACCACCGCGCCAAACGCAAACAGCACATCCTGCAATGTCAGCATGGTCAGAAATCCTGTTATTGAAGACCAGAAATACGACCAAAAGCCGTTGTTTGTATTCATGCGATACATTCCACACCTCCAGTTATCAGGGGGTGCTGTGAGTAGTCAAAGGGTCAGGCCACGGACACTCGGTTAAGGTTCGATGGGGGTTGATTGTCCGGGCCTGAAAACAAAAAAGGCCCACCGAAGTGGACCTGCATAAAAATTTTATTAGGTATTTAATGCAGCATATCGCGTCTGATTACTTCACCTGGTAGCGGCGTTGCTGTAAGACATGAAAGGTCAGACTGTGCCAGTTCAAGCTGAATAAAGCTTGATTCTGATATAAGTACGACGGCGCCGTTGGCATAGCTGACCAGCATTACTCCGTCCGGGTTATTTCCGTAAGAAACAAGAACCGGATAAAGCTGCTCCAGCCCGGAGGGCAAAGCATGTTTGATAAAAATTGGCATCGGGTGGATGAAACGTGGTGAACGCATAACACGACAAGGCTGAGAAGAGGTAAATAAGGATATCATTTATCGCGCAAATATTAACCAATTATTTAATAAATATTATCGAAAAGAAATGTTCACTATTTACGTAAAATTTTGAGCAGAATCCCCAAAAAAAGACCTGCTCGGACGAACAGGTCATAAATCAGGTAGTGACATTTATGGTTCCGGGTGCCTCCCGGTGAAACACCGACTGGTAGCAGTGTTCCGCGTGCTAATGCAATTACAGTCTCACCAGTTACGCCCCTCCGCACAGGGGGATTAACCATGGCTTTTTGATTTTTATAACAGTTAAAGAAGCTCTTTAATCGTAGTGCCCGCATGAGTGATTTCAACTCAACTAATTCAAATTTAGTCACTTTGCAAACAGGATCACATACCAGAAAACAACCCTGTCTCAGCGTTTAAGAAAGATTACTTAATCGGAATCAGGCATAAAAAGCCCATAGCTATCAACTCAGGCTAAGGTACCGGTAAAAGGTTCAGCCATTACACCCCTTGCGTGTGAGTCCTCTCAGGAGGGAGAGGAAATCAAAAAGCCCGCTTATTCAGCAGCCCTGACAGAGTAGAAAATCTTTGGAGGTTTGTATTCGTTCTGACATCTGGCTCTACTTTTTCCTACACCCAAAGGGATACCCTTAATCTGTACAAAAAACAAACAGGAGGATCAGATGTACAACACAATTTTGGTTCCCATTGACATTTCCGAGGATGACCTGACGCACATGGTCATTCCACATGTACAGACGCATGCAACGCTTAACAGGACTAAAGTCCATTATCTTACTGTTATTCCTTCGCTTCCGTATTATTCAGCCCTGGGCCTGGCGTATTCAGCAGAAATGCCTGACCTGAAAGAATTCCAGCAAGCTGCTTTAACAAAGCTGGATGAAATTGTTAAAAAATTCCGAATACCTGACGAAAAAATACTAACTCACGCCGTAACTGGTTCACCAAAAGACCAGATCCTTAAGCTCGCAGACATGATAAATGCTGACTTAATCATTATTGCCTCGCATAAACCTGACATCTCAACCTATTTGCTAGGCTCGAATGCTGCTGCAGTCGTAAGACATGCAAAATGCCCTGTTCTGGTGGTCAGATAGTGTGTTGTTGCTTACGGTTCATAGTTTTTCATGAAGTACAGTTATAAAAAAACCCGCTCTGTGGCGGGTTTATTAACGTTGAACACACAATGCCCATCGTTGGGAAAATTCTACCCATATTTTTTGAAAATGGCAAGCATCATGCCGCCATTTTCGTTAAAGATGTTGCTATCGTGTGACTTCCATCAATTTTAGCTCAGCGTAGGTTTCTTCCTGCCAACACTTTGTTACCAGTTTATTGATCACATCGGCGTACCCGTTGTACCACTGGTAATCTGTCATATCTGGTACCAGACGAGCTACCCGGGCGCGCGCCAGCGTGGTCGGGAGCCTGCTGAAACCTTTGCCATTGCAGCGATCACATACTTTTTGAACCGGTACCCCGTGTAATAGGCTCCGCTTTTTATCGATTGCTGTTCCACGCCCTGAGCAATCGCGGCATGCGGTGCTAATCTTGCCCTTCCCTGCGCAGTGCTTACAACGCTCCTCAACCTCTTCCCGGCGTACTGTCGCTTCAATACCTTTCACCCCAGGATGTTTCACTACTTCGCGCATGATGCGGATCACCCCCTTCCCGTTGCAGTGGTCGCACTCACAGCAGCTGGCCGCTGAGCGGGCATAGTCGCTATAAGCGAACTGGGCCAGACAGCGAGCCATTTCGGCGCGCGCTTCGTCACTCAGCTTATTCAATACCGGGTTTTTTAACGCCAGCGCGTAATTCATCAGCCCTTCGATAGCTGGTTGCGGATCCTGAATGCCCATCTTCGCCAGGAACAGGTTAAACCCTAACGGGGCTTCGGCCTGCACCATGCCCTGGGCTGCCATAACATCGGTAATGGTTAACGCGTCACCGCCGGTGGCGGGTGTTTCGTCATTCAGTTTGGGTGATTTA